AAATGTTGAGGAAAAGTATTACAAGATCGTATCACCTCAAAAATTTCTGGATTAGCTGTTGTCTTATCATCTTTCTTTTGGAAAGCATCATCATAAATAATAATTTTTTGATTTTTATAACCATCCCAAAATTCAGTTTCAACTTGTCTACCATAACATGATGTTTAAAATCATCTTTACCAATCAATCCCATTTTACGAAGAACATCAATACACAAAGGATAAACCATTTCTGTTTTTCCAATACCAGATTCGCCAACAAGCCACAAACATATTGGTTTCATCTTGGGACCACCTCCTTTTACCGGAGATCGAGTAACATACTGATACAATTCACGAGCTGGAACCAAAGTCACAGCTATCAAACGAGAAATTTCCTTATCATGTTCCAATAATTTATCAGCTTGATATGCTAAACCCTTAATATACAGCTCTTCCACTTTATTCGCTACATTTATATCTGTATCAATTTTATTACGCTGATCCAATTCAATATATTGACGTACTTCTTCAGCCCAAGCTTTAATTTCCATATGTTGATTTTCAAAACGCTTCAATTCTTCACCCGATTTACCTAAAATCAACATCTTAACTTCATCCAAAGCAATATTAAAATACTCAGAACAATAATCATATATTCTTTTTGAACCACTCACGGCTTTTGGAATTCTATCTAAACGCAAAATAAAACTATCCCAATCTTTCTTTCCAGGTATCTTTTTAATTGCAACAAAAGCTAAAACAGAAAACAAAATTTTACCACAAATAGAGAACCAAGGATGATAAACAACATCTTCTGTATTCATTTGCGTAACTATAAATTTACCTTTAAGTTCGGTAATAAGATCTACAACAGATTGATCAAAACCATAAAATTTTACCACAAAGATTAAAATAATTGCTAAAGCCAATTTATATTTTTCCATCCGCATCATCAAACTCACTATCAAACAAACCACTACAACTTTTGTAATATCTTCACACATTCCTTTTACAGAATTCGTAGTTTGCAATATGGTAGCTTGAATATTAGCTTGTAAACCAGGCAAAGAATTTTCCAAAAAATTGCACATGCGATTGAGATTAATGTTCATATCATCCAATTTAAGTGGTGTAGAATGTAAAGCATTTTTAATTCCACTCATCATCTGACAACTAGTTCTATTATTATATTGTTTAATCTCATATCGCAAATGTTTAATTAAAGTTTTAATTTTATCATCCCG